TTTTGTTTCCTTTATCTGCTACTGGTCTGGATATATCGGGCAATTTTTCGCGAGGTGGGGCGAATTGCCAGCAAAACAAATTGCTTTACTTTCTGGGCCGTTTGTGCCTTAGAATCAAAGCAGGGGATATTCCCCGTAAACCAACCAATAGAAGAAAGGCATTTATTATGCTTGATTTAGTACCTAACAATAGCCGCCTGTCAGATATTCGGGACGGCATCCAGTACGACCACAACGACCCTTTCGACTTGTCCTTGTTTACTGATAGGGCAGTGTTTGAGCGAGTGCCAATTGAGGCGCAAACATACTGGGAAGACAAAACCCCATATGGGGACACTATCCAGCAAGTAGTTGAGCCAACCAAGATTGACAATTACCACGCTGTATTGAACAAAGCCACAAATCAGCTTGTCGACATGCGGCCTATTCCTAAAACCTATCAGCTTGTGCCTCACCAAGATATGATGAAAGTGCAAGCAGAGCAAATTGAGGGAAGCCCTTTAGACGGTGGACGGTTGCGGGTAGTCGATAGGCTATTTGAGGCAGGCAAAAAGGCGCATAGAACTATCTACTTTGAAGACATGCGTTCAAACGTAAAAAGCCGTCAGGGTTCAGATAGTGTCGTGCCGCGATTGGACGTGTTTAACAGCATTGATATGTCGTGGTCTTTCCAAGTGTTCAGTGGGGCTTATCGTGACTTGTGTCGAAATACGCTAGTTTTTGGGGGTGAGAAAGCATATCACCAAAAAAGAAAACATACTCGCAATCTGGACACTGCAAGCTTGACGGGGAAAGCTATTTATTCTCTTGATATGTTTGCCAATCAACGCAAGCAAATGGACAGATGGGCTAGTCTTGGGTTGTCCTCTAGACAATTTGTCGACGTGTTATCTGAGACAATCTGCAAGCGTAAAGCGAGGCCAAGTGATAAGGAAGAACAGCCGATTAATAAAAGCCTGTTGAATTATCTGGGTGACCAGTTTGAGGAAGAAACAAAAGAACTGGGTGAGACTATGTGGGCGGGTTATAACGCTCTTACTCACTGGTCGACTCATACGCTTGAGAAAGGCAGGGAAAAACAGAAACAGCATGACGTTCAACGTCAACGCTCTGATATGGTAAGGGATGTTTTGACCTCTGAGCCTTGGCAGATATTGGAAGGGGTGGCTGCTTGATGGAAGCCCTTTACGTCATCTATCGGACAATAACTGTTGTTCTTCTATGCATGATTATCTATGCTGTATTTATCGCCAACTAAACGAAAGGAATTAAAGCGATGAAAACCGAAACACGAAATAAGATTGTTGAGAATATTGGATTAGCTTGGGTGTATTCACCACCGAAAGCGAGGCAGTATCTAAATGAAGCTTTACGGGGTTTTGCAGAAGACCGGAAAGAGCAGGAAGAGGCCGCAAACCGTTTGCTAGAATATGTCTTCAAAGACGAAAGGAAGCCGTCAAGGCGTAAGCCAGTAGTCGGGGGAACTCGGTTTCTTGAGCCGAAAACTAAACAGGTTCTGAAAGTGCTTGTTGCTCGGCCTTACCCTGTCACTTTGGACACTATCTTGCGGAATACTGATGTTCGTTCGAAGATGGCCGTTCATAAGCATATCGAGGCAATTCGCAACGCTGGTTATAATGTCCAGACAATTACCACCGGACGCAAAAAGCGCAAGTATAAGTTGGGGGCGTAATTATGGAAGAGAACACAAATTCTTTTTCTTATATCACCTTGACTGGTAAAGAGGCCAAAACCTTGTTGGGGCTGAAAGAACTTCTTCAACAAGAAGTCTTAAACATTGTTCGCAATGAAGTTGAGGCTGTTTCTGAAAGCGATGTAGAAGAGATGATTACAAGCCAGCTTGACAGTGAGCTTGACCAGTACATCAGTGACTGGTGCGACAATCATTTGGAAGAACGTATTCAGAATGTGTTCAGGGATAAGTTGACATTATCTGTCGATTTAGTCTAAAACGAAACTATCAGGGGGTTGCGCTGTTGCAATCCCCGCGAATCTCGAAAGGTAAACCAATGAAAAAAGAAGCTTTCAACTTCAATGTGAATGAAGAGAATAAAGAAGACTTTGCAGTCATCCCGCATGAAGACCTTATGGCGATTGCTCAGTTGGTCAATGTGATTAATAAGCAGATGGCAGTGTTGGAAACTTTGCTAGGTAATGCGGGAATTACTATGTACTCGTTCGAAAAGCATACTAAAACCCTTGCAGATGTGAAGGTGATAAATAATGACGCCTCTTGAAATACTCACCTACTTGCTAACAATCTGGATTATTCTGGATATCTAATATTCCTCCCGCGAAACTTGCCCCGCCTATCCGGTGGGGCTTTTTTTATGCGGTTAACCAGAATAATAGTGTAGCCGTTGTAATGCTTGGGTTTACGGTGCGGGGTGTTTGCCCTGTGAGCCATGTTATATTAACCGTAAAGGCCATCCCAGTAGGTTAACTATATGACAAATGACAAGACGCGGACGCGGGCGGGTGCGGGCGTGTTATCGTTTGGGGGTGCGGTGCGGTGTTGCTGGGGTAGTTTGTCGGGAAGGTCAACCGCTACGACATCAGCGATGTGGAAATAAAAATATGACCCTGTGCGGGTACGCATGGGCCACTGGGGACCCCCCGCATTTGCTATGCAATCCCGACATATTTTTTGTATTTTGGGGGTTATCGATATGGTCTTCCCGGCAAACGTGTAAGGTAGACCCTGCAAATAACAAAAAAGGGACCCGACTAGGGGTCCCGGCGAACGTGTAAGGTAGCCTTGCGGGGTATATGGGGGTTTACCCGGCGGCTGGTACGCCTAGTATGACAACGGATATCGCATCCGTCAACCCCAAAAACACCCTTTGCATAATTTTTTTTATAATATTTAGGTAAAACAGTTGACAGTTCGCCCGATTGTTACCATAATGAGGTTGCTGGGGTTGCAAAACGCTGGTTCGCCTCACCTTTTACGCTAGTTCCTTTACGAAACAGGCAGAAACCGAGTGACAGAACGCTTCCCAGCACCAAATCAAGGCAAATTCTATGAATTTAGTACAACAAGCTAAGAAAAAGCAGTTGTCTGAGAAGCAAGAAAACTTCTTGACAGCCCTTTTCGAGTCTAACGGCAACTTTAACCAAGCAGCAGAGATTGCGGGGTACGCCCGTGGGTCTGTTACGTGGCTGCGCGACACCCTAGCAGAGGAAATCGTCGAACGTACCCGTGCGGTGTTGGCGGGAAACTCCCTCAAGGCTGCAAATAAGATGGTAGAACTGGTTGACACGCCAGTTATTGAGCGTGGGGACGACCTAAAGCTACGTGCAGCAGAAGCGATACTAAACAGAGTTGGCCTTGGTAAGCAAGAAACAATGAATCATAACGTACAGGCTGTCCACGGGGTGGTCTTGCTGCCACCAAAAAAGGAAGTAGTAATCGATGGCTAAAGAAACAAAAAAACCAAAAAAGTATCCTAGACAGCAGGAACCGTATATTCCACCTGAAAAAGATATAACCATACCAAAACCTGACAGAGGACCTGCGCTTCCTCCCATAGAAGGTAACGTATACGACAAGATTATGCTACTAAAAGGGGATAAAGGTTCTCGTGGAAGAAAAGCAGCCAGTTCAGCCGAAAAAGCGCGGTAGGCCCAAGAAAGACCCTAACGCACCAAAGGCTCGTTACAACCTATCTCGTGCCGAACGTGCAAGAAGGGCCTTACAAGCTCGTGTTCGCAAGGCTGAGAAAGCAAAAGAAAAACACCAGAAGAAAGCGCAAGACAAAGCCAGCTACGCACGTAAACTAAAGAAGAGTGCGAAGAAGGTAGAGACCGCGCTTAACGGCACAGGTTCGCGGGTTGTAGATGGCAACGACGTTGCTAATCTCCCAGCAACCGTGCAAGAGTTAATAGATGATACACCAGTTATATTTCAACCTAATGAAGGTCCTCAAGAAGAGTTTCTGTCTGCTCCAGAGCAGGACGTACTGTACGGCGGTGCAGCAGGGGGCGGAAAAAGCTTTGCCCTGCTTGCTGACCCTCTCCGGTATTGTCACAATCCTAATCACCGTGGGTTACTTCTCCGTCGGACTCTGGACGAATTAACTGAACTGATTGACAAGGCAAAACAGCTTTATCCAAAAGCGTTTCCCGGTGCAATCTATAGAGAATCCAAATCTACATGGGTCTTCCCCTCTGGGGCAACTATGTGGTTTACTTACCTAGACAGGGACAAAGACGTGACCCGTTTCCAAGGTCAGGCTTTCAACTGGATAGGCGTTGATGAAATAACACAATATCCGAGTAGCTATGTTTGGGATTACTTGCGTTCGCGCCTTCGCTCAACAGACCCAGAATTACAACAGAACTTATGTATGCGCTGTACTGCCAACCCCGGTGGCGTTGGTGGCTGGTGGGTTAAGAAAATGTATATTGACCCGTCGGAACCCAACGAAGCTTTTGCGGCGAGTGACCCGGAGACGGGTAAAGCGTTTCTTTGGCCTGACACACATCCAACCAAGGCAGGCAAACCACTCTTCTACAGGAAGTTCGTCCCCGCAAGACTGACGGACAATCCATATTTGATGGCAGATGGGCAGTACGAGGCTATGCTGCGTTCCTTGCCAGATGTCGAACGTCGTAGGTTGCTGGACGGGGATTGGGACGTAGCGGAAGGCGCAGCCTTTCCTGAGTTCTCACGGGCAAGGCATGTGGTCGAACCGTTCGAGATGCCATACAACTGGCCCCGTATACGAGCCGCTGACTATGGCTATGCTTCACCGTCTTGTGTCCTGTGGGGTGCAATCGATTGGGACAACAACATCTGGGTCTATCGTGAGCTATATGCCAAGCACTTGACAGCAGAGCAGTTGGCTGATAAAATACTACAAATGGAAGAACTTGACCCTCTTCCCCACTATAATGTGTTAGATGCCTCTTGCTGGAACAAAACAGGATTCGGTCCATCTATCGCAGAAACTATGATGAGGGCAGGGGTACGTTGGACACCATCTGACCGTAACCGACTTCAAGGCAAGATGGAACTGCACAGAAGATTGGCAGATGACCCGTACACCAAAGAACCACGTTTACGCATCTTCTCGACATGTAAACACACCACAGCGCAACTGTCGGGAATACCACTGTCGAAAACAAATAGTGAAGATGTAGATACCAAAGCTGAAGACCACGCATATGATGCACTCCGTTATATGGTTATGACTCGCACTTCTGGTTATACATCAATTCACAAAACTTTGCAAGGCATAAAAGAACAGGCGTTCCAACCTTTTGACGGGACATTCGGATACTGATGGCAGAAAATGACGACATCAAGTTTGTAAAAGAAAATAGTATTGCAAGCAAGCCGATAACTAAAAAGGATTTAGAAAAACCTGAACTTGTTATTGGATTTATGAAGAATGAAAAAGGTTCGGACTATGACCCTTCTCAAAAAGAGGGTAATATCCTTACCATTAAAAAACGTGGGGATGTTTACGACTTTTATAGAGGGGATGAACTCCGTCCCTCTAGTGCAGGAATTGATGCAGACGAGGTTCTTCGTGTATTAAACAATCGCACTGCTGGGTATACATATTTAGCAACATCACGCAAAGACCCTAAATTAGCACGGTGGATTGATATAGATGATGAGGACATATACACAAATCGTTTGAGAAGTGATGCAGACCCTACTCGTCCTCTTGAATTTATAGGTGAAGAAAGAAAGCCTGTGGCAAGTTTATCTGACAAGATTAAAAACAAAAGCCTTACCGTTGGTGAGGCTCTTGACATTCGCAAAGTACCCGCTGCACTTCGCAAGAACATAGAGGCTGCAGGTCTCACTATGGATTCGCCTTGGGATTCGATAAAGGATACAGACTTTCTTACTAAACTAAACGAAGTTGGCTCAGAATCAAACTTCACAAGCTTGAATACTATTGAGAACGAACTGAAGGCTGCTGCTTCTGCTGCAGATACACCTTTCCCGTATACTACTGTGTTTGGTGCAGAGGGTAAAGCTAGAAAAGGGCTAGGCTTAGAGAAGGCCAAGCAAGCACGTCGCACAAAAGCCTTCAAGGGTGTACCAGAGGCCAAGCAATCTCTCAAGGCTCTCACAGAAGGTATCGCTGCCATACCTGACCCTCAAACTCGTGCAGCAGTTGCCTTTAATGCTCTAGTACCCCTGCGTCCCGGTGAAGTTGCTGGCATCAAGATTGATGATATCGATTTTGAAACAGGTTCTTTCAAGGATGCTTACCGTCGTGTAAACAAGATTCGTAACGAGTTAGACCTACCAGAGGTTGCTTTAGAAATACTACGTGATGCTGCTGACGTTGCTCGTCAAGAAGGTCGCGACACAGTATTTAACACTACCACTACTAAGATGACAAAAGCCATCAATATCGAAGGTGGTATCTCAGACAGGTTCAAACCGTTTGAAAAAGATATGGGACGGCCTCTTCAAGGCGCATCCGATATTCGTAAGATTATACCGTCTATCATTGCAAATGAGTTGGGATATGGCGAAGAAGCTAGTGTGATTATGGGCCACAAGTCGTTTGACGACACTGTGGACGGAATGAAGTCAATCACCCGCAAGCACTACGCATCCCAAATTATCACAGGCGAAGGAACTACAGCCAAGCAAGCCCTTCGTGCTTTGCAGAATATGTACGGTGAAGTTCTGGGTCTTTCTACCCTAAATGAATTGCCAGCGTCTATGGGCGTTCAAGCAAAAGGCTTAACTATCGAAGGCGCACCTAAACTTGCTGTCATCCCGAAGGGTGCAGAGATTGTAGGCACACAGGTTCAAGGGACTTTAACAGATGCCGACCTCGACCTAATTGAGGATGTTCGCGAAGCCCGTAGTCAGGAATTGAAGCTGGCTGCTACAACTGCAGAAAAGCAACGCCTCGAACTGGAAACTCAGATGGGTGACCTAGATGAGCAAGCCATTCGTTCCAAAGAACAACGTCGTTTGAAAGCAGAACAGATTCGCAAAGAAGAACGTGCTAAGTTAGCAGGACCAAGTATTGAAAACCCAGAGCCTTCATCTCTCGAAGACTTGTCACCAGAACTTCAAGAGAAGTTAAATCGTGGTGGTTTTGATATAAGTAAGTTCTTGGGAAGGACAGCTAAAGCAATTGGCATAGGTACAGCCATAGAGACTGCTCGTCAATTTATCGAAAAGCCTGTAGCAACTGCCGCTGAACTCACTAAGGAAATCCTTCTTGAACGTGGTCTTGGCGCAGGACCCGGTGCTACAGTGAGTATGATTATGCAACCCACAGAGTTAGCCAGTGGTGAACTAACTCCTGAAGACCGTGCTATGGCAGAGGTTCAGAGAGATACTGGCTTTGTAAATATTGATAGGGGACCCGAAGCCGCTTCTATCAATCAAGACCAAGGCTTCTTATCTAGATAACGGGAGATGAAAATGTCGAATTTAAATTTCGGTGCATCTTATATCATGAACTCAGACAAAACATCCGTAGATGACCAGATGGGTGCAGACCAGCTTTACCGTGAGGGTTTAGAGTTTGACACCAAGACTGCTCAGGGTGCTTTGACTGAAGACATGCCAAAAGTTGCAACTAAGGGTGCAGTAGACCCTGCCGTAATGAAAATGGCTGAAGAACGCGATTACTAAGATATGTCAGAAGATAATTTCCTTCAACCTGAAGATGACACCACCATCAACCTGATTGACCCTGAAGAAACTTTTCCGGGTCTTGTTGGGTATGTGAAACAAAAGTTTGAAGAGTCAGAGAACGGACGCTATGCACACGAGCAGCGTTGGTTACAAGCATATAAGAACTTTCGTGGTGTGTACGATTCTACAACAGCCTATCGTGATTCAGAACGGTCTAAGGTATTCGTAAGAATTACCAAGACAAAAGTTCTGGCAGCGTACGGTCAGATTGTAGACATCCTTTTTGCCAACAAAAAGTTTCCCCTAGTTGTAGAACACACTCCGGTCCCTGAAGGGATTGCGGAGTTTGCTCACATGGAAACACCTCTTGACGAGATGCAGCAAGAAGACCCCTACGGGTTTGCTGGTGACGGACGAGAGATGTTGCCGGGAGCGTTAGGTGCGGAACCTAGCAAGAACTTCCTTGGCGGTCTTCAGGGCAAGTTTGGTGAGTTGCCGCTTGCTGAAGGACCTGCAAAAATGGGCGAACCACAAATTAGCCCAGCACAAATTGCAGCGTTGAACATGGAAAAGGTTATTCATGACCAGCTTCTTGACACAAACGCAGTAAACGTATTTCGTAACTCTATATTTGAATCGTCCCTTTTTGGCACAGGTATTGTCAAGGGACCTTTTAATTTTTATAAACGTGTCCATCAATGGGGACGTGATGACGACGGCGAACGTGAATACCAGCCGTACGAAAAGGTTGTACCTAGAATTGAGATGGTGTCTTGTTGGGACTTTCACCCTGACCCATCCGCTACAAGCATAGATGACTGTGAATACGTCATAGAACGTCACAGATATAATCGCCAACAACTCCGCGCACTAATTAAGCGTCCACATTTTATTGCAGAGGCTATTGAGGAGTGTTTGGCAAAAGGTCCTAATTACGAGGACAAATACTACGAAGATACTATTCGTGAGGATGAAACCGAACCATATGTATCTGAAAACCGCTACGAGGTTTTAGAATACTGGGGTGTTCTTGACTCTAAACTTGCAAATGCGGCAGGGTTTGAAGAAGCAGGCATGATGTCTGAGTTCGATGAACTACAAGTAAATATCTGGGTCTGCGGAAACATGATTCTGCGCTGTGTCTTAAACCCATTTACCCCAGCCCGTATTCCGTATCAGGTGTTCCCGTACGAGGTCAACCCGTATCAACTGTGGGGTGTTGGCGTTGCAGAGAACATGGAAGATGCACAGAAGCTGATGAACGGTCACGTTCGGATGGCAATCGATAATCTAGCCTTAGCAGGTAATTTAGTTTTTGACGTGGATGAGGCAAGCCTCGTTCCCGGTCAGAACATGGATATCTTCCCCGGCAAGATATTCCGCCGTCAATCGGGTGTCACTGGAACAGCAATCAACGGCCTGAAGTTTCCTAATACTGCTGGTGAGAACCTGCAGATGTATCAGATTAGTCGACAGTTGGCTGATGAGGAGACAGGCATCCCGTCAATTATGCACGGTCAGACAGGCGTTACTGGCACAGGACGCACTGCAGCAGGCTTATCGATGTTGATGGGGTCTGCGGGGCTGTCTATGAAAACGGTTGTAAAGAACATAGATGATATGTTGTTGAAGCCGCTAGGAGAGGCATATTTCCAATGGAACATGCAATTCAACAAAGATGCTCCGGACATTACAGGCGACTTAGAGATAAAACCAAGGGGTGTTGCGGCTGTTATGCAGAAGGAAGTTCGCAGTCAACGTCTGACAACTCTACTGCAGACAGTATCAAACCCAATGCTGGCTCCGTTCGTCAAGATACCAAACCTAATGAGGGAGTTGGCAATATCACAGGACATTGACCCTGATAGCTTAGTAAACGATGCCAACGAAGCACAACTCTATGCAAAGATGTTACAAGGAATGATGGCAAATGCTCAACAAGCAGCAAGCGCAGAAGCTGGCCCCGGTGGTGAACAGCAAGGAATGGCCCCTGATGGTGGAGTACCTGAAGGAGGTCCGGGAGTCGATGATTCGGGCCGTGGTAACGGCACAATCGGAGTCGGAACTGCGCCAAGTGCAGGGGAAGCTGGCTTTAGTGGAAATGCTCCTCAAACTGAAGGATAGTCACGAGGCGGTAGTAAAGAATGGCTGACAGAATTGACATAGGAACAGGTCCACGTCTGGGGTTCGAACCCACAGACACTAGCGGGTTTACGTTCACTCCGAAAGAGGAGTTAACTCGTGAGCAGTACCTATCTCAAGATGTTAATTTTGCACGTCAGACCTTGAAGCCGCTAACTGGTTTAAGAGAAGAAACTGGTATTGGTGTAGATGCGCCAAAGGTTGGTGAGGACATCGATGTTACAGGCTCAGGTGATAGTGGTCCTGAAACAGATTTAGTAGATATTTACGGAACTATCTTTGATAACAACCTTCAAGAGCAAGTACCAAAAGCACAGTTTGGTTTTGAAGAGACAGGCAGTTCTGAGTACCCATCTTATTCAGATTACCTTGAAACAACAGGAAACGTAGACCGCGTTAATGACGTAAATAATTTTTACGAGCCTTTAGCCGTTGATGTACTAGGAAACTTGGGCAAAGGTAAGTTTAAAGATATTACTTTTGAAAATTTTGACTTATCTTTCGACGGCGCAGGCGACAGAATTGAAAGAACAATAAAAGAACAGCTTACTACCAAAGATTTGGGTAAAAGAGCAATGTCAGCAGCGTTTAGTGCTGCCGGGGGAATTTTTGGTAGTGTCATGGGTAGTGTTATTGGTGGCACTGAATCGCGGGACGAGTTTGGAGACCCCTCTACTAGACCATCAGGTGCTTTGGGTGCGCTGTATGATATTAGCATGTCTCGTTCCTACGATATTATGAATAACATTAAGGCTGCTAATAGCTCTACAGACCCCTACGAAAGTATAGGTACTTTTGGACAGTTTGGCGACAGGGGCTTTTCTGCTAAACTAGGTGGTGGTCAAAAGATTTTGCGTGATGTAGGCGCACGAGGGTATTTTAAAAAAGGCAATTTAACTTTTGAACAAGCAAAGAACATCGAGGCATTTAGCAAAGGTTACATGGTAAATACCTACTCCTTCGACCAAGAAAGCGGTACAAACATCTTTGGTCAGCAAAAAAACGTAAAAGTAGAAGATGTCGGAGGAGCCTTTGCTGGTAGAGATGGTTACTACACTCCAGACGGTAAGTATTATAGTACACGTTATCAGACTACCAGTAAGTTTGGTCCTGCGAGTGGAATTGGCAGGGTAGCAGACCAGTATGGCGTTACACCTGATGTTGCAGAAAAAGCGATTGAAGATGCTCGTAAAGGTATTGGCACTGTCAAAGGGAATATAGATGCAGCGATTGCGAAGAAACGTCAAGACGATTTAGCGGCAGCAGCGGCAGCGGAGGCTGAAAGAAAACGTAAGGAAGCGGAAGATGAAAGGAGACGTAGGCAACAGTCAATGCCAGACAACAGTGATAGCAATGATAGTGGTAGTCCTTCTGCTGGAGGGTCTCCGACTAGTTCTGGTCCGGGTGGCGGCAGCACTAGTAGCGGTGCTGCTTCAGAATCAACAGGCGGTATGGGTTCCCAAGATTTTGGTTCTGGTTGGGGCGGTATGGCTGCTGGCGGCACAGTCGGCATGGCAGCAGGCGGTGCGATGGCTGCAGGGATGGGGTCTGGCTTTGTTGACCGTCCACCTAGCCAAGTACCCGAAGAACAGACTGTTGCAGATGATGTAGAAACACAAATGCCAGAGGGTGCGTTCGTTATCAACGCTGCCGCAGTAGAGTTCGCGGGAGAGCAAGACATCAAGAAAATGTTGAACGATGCACAAAAAGAAGCAGTTAGACGCGGTATTACTATTGACAATTCAGAAAACTCTACTAAACTAATAGATGTAGCCATCTCTCGTGGTGAAGTAACGGTTGCACCGTACCTCGCTAAAATCATCGGCTAC